ATTTTAGTTGCGCGTTTCTTGCGTGGCTTCTTCTCGCCTTTCAAGTCAGCAATAAAAGCATCCCATTTATCAGTAATATCATTTTTTATATGATTTCTTTTCAGTTGGGCGTATTGGCTCACTAATGGAGCAAGTGTTTTTTCTAAATTGATAAGCTCTTGACGTTTCACAAAGGCAATTTGATTAGCTATTTTTAATTCAGTATCAATTTTCTTTTGTGCTTCGGCTTGTTTCTCTGCCTCGTCTGCTTTTGCTTGGATGATCTTTTTTTCGTTTGCTAATAAATCAGCTTTGATTTGCTCTAATTCTTTAAGTGATTCGCTCATAAATTAACCTTATTTTTTATTGGATTGAATAAAGGGGGTTCAATTAAGAACCCCCGATAACTTACTACGCGTTAGTCACAAGCGCGGCGAGTGATACGTTCTTACGGTCGTATACTCGATTCCATGAAGTAGCTGCCTCAAACTCTGCGTTTGTTGCAGTTGCACCAGCAGGAGTTCCAACGAACGACATACCGTAAGGGTGGAAGATGAAATCACGACGTGAGACTAAAGAACTCTCGCCTGCACCGTCACCGCTCAACTCTTCGCGCTGAACTGCTTCGGGAGTGTAATTAGCGGCAGGATTGAAACCCGCACCAAAAGCACCCGCACCGATAAGATAAGAAGTGTATGCGCTTGAGTTAGTACCAGCTACAACAGGCATGTCATCGTCAATGATGAGCATCAAACCCTGGTAGCTATCAAAGCCAGTATTGGTCTGTGACTTCGGGATGAAGGCGTTTGGTTCAAGTAATTCTAGCTGCTTCTTAACGAGTGAGTGCATCGCGATAGCTACAAGCTTATCGTTTTTGTCGCCCATCGTATATTTAGCTTCAGTAATTGCCGCGCCACTAATCTTCATTGCGTCAGTAATTGAACCAGCAACAACGTCAGAATAGACGCTATAGCTCATGTCGCCCGCATCACTTGCAGTATTGTCAGCAAAGACACCCTTGAGCTGAGCAAGAATAACGCGCTGCATATTGTACTGCCAAGACTCGGAAACTTCAGCACCGATTGAAGTCAATGCGTCATCACCTGCGAGAAGTGAGGCAAGATCCATGTCCGACCAGCCGATAGTACGGAAACAACGCGCGCCGATCATCTTGGCGGAAGTAAGCTTGCCAGTGACGAGGTTTGAAGCGGAGTTATCAGAGCCAACAGTGTCGGATTGGCGAGATACGGATTTATTGAATGGAACGTTTACAGTATCGCCACCCATAGAAACGAATTGATCGAGACGCGGATCGCGAACGGCTAAACCGCTTTGAATAAGCGCGAGTGCTGAGATTGAAGGTTCAAAAGTGTAGTCAGTGAAGACTTCGGGGATAATTCTGTCTGAGATAGTTGTAGTACCCATGTTTTCTGCCTTTGTTTTATTTTTTATATGTATGTTTTTTTAAAACTAGGCAACATGCCTAAGTTGTTTTATTTGAGGAGCACCCCCATTTTAATTAAACGTAGTCACTTATAACACTTTTTACAAACTCATTTGATATTTTTATTAAAACTGACAAAAGTGACATCACTTTAAATAATGTCACTTTCATATTTTATCAGAACTTCGGCATACCGTTTTCTTTTGCGTACTTTGTTCTAGCATCAAGATTCATTCCAGCCCATTTTTCGGGACTCATCCCCGCGCTTGGTGCATTTGGTGAACCTTGACCACTTCCGCTTTTTGCATTAGATGAAAGCATAAAGCCAAAGCTTGCTAAATCATTGCTTGATATACCATCAAAAGAACCTTTCGACATAACCGCGCCAGTCACGCCTTCAAGCCATTCACCAGGAGACATTTGTTTCTCCCAAGCTCCCTGCTTGCTTGACATCCTCGCGCCTGTCTTGTCTTGATTCCATACAAAAGCGTTTCCTTCTGCATCTGTGCCGATATACTTTGAAAGTACTTGTTTGGCAAAATCCGCTGAACCCTCTTGAAACTTAGAAGCGTTTGATGCGAAGATTGAATTAATCGTGTTTCTTTGATTCCCCTCTTTGATTTGTTTTTCTAGTTGCTCGATTGTACTTTGTGAAGCCGTTAGTTTTTGCCCCATCTCATTTTTGAGCGACTCTAAAGCCTCGCTTGGTTTACCGGCTGACTGAGCTTTTATTTCAAGTTCTTTGATTGAATCGGGCGTATACTCACCGAAACCTGTAAGCCTTTCCTTTCTGCTTGTGGCCTTTCCTTTCACCTCTTCAAGAGTTCGCTTTAATCCTGCGACATCTTCAAGGCCGAAACCGTCAACGGATTCAACGCCTAAGACAAATTTACCATCTTCGCGACTGGTGTAATAATCTGTCATTCCTTCCGGTACTTCTTCAACAATAGCTTTGAGTAGCATACTCAACTCCTTTTTTTTATATTTGGCGAACACCGCCGTTTTTGTTTATTTGCATCATGCAAAAATTATCTTCTTCGTCTTCTCTCAAGATTCGCTTTCACTTGCTCGGCGGTTAATGGCTCGCCTATTCGATTAACAAAGTCTTTCATATCTAAATTATTATCTCTGAATAGCTTGGCTTTGTCTTCTCCAAGTGCTTCATTTTGCACCTTCTCAGATTGACCTTTCAACCATTCGCCGTAGTCAGTCTTTGCGCTAATTGACTTCCCGTCCATATCTCGACGAGTTCCCGCGCTTAATTCGGGCGCGTCGATGCCTAACTCTTTCCAAGACTTCAATACAGGAACTATGGTACTCCTGCAATTTGGGTGCGCTGGCGGTTTTCTTCTCTTTGGATCGTCTAAATTATATATTTCACCGTCAAGACTTTTACAAATATCACTTGTGCGCGTATCAAGAGTTGAAACCCATTCGTACGCTTTTACGACGTCTGAGTTTTCATCAAAAGTCGTTTCTCTCACTTCAGCACTTACCGCAGTTTGAACCGTTCTCGCTATTGTTTGAGCATTGACACCCTTTTTATTTATAACGCCTCTTACCCGCTGAGTTAATTCGCTTATAGTCTCGCCGTTATTTATTCCCATCCTTAATTGCTGGGTTATTTTACCATCAAAATCTGAAACAAAGTTTGTGACGGTTTCTTGAATTGTTGATCCATTTATGAGAGTGTTTCTTATTGTCTCGTTTATTGTAGCCTCATTGACTCCGCGAACTACAAAACCCAAGTCAAGAACTTCATCGGGGATTGCCTGGTTTAAAGCGTCCACTTGCTGAGTCATTGAAATGAGGCCAGTTTGTTTAGCATTCTCAATAATTACATCATTAAATAAAAGATCTGTTTTTTGCGCAGCCAACTCATTCAAAAAATTCATCATTCCAGCTAACTGCCTTAGTTGCTGATCTCTTGGCAAGCCTTCAATCCTCGCGAGACTGTTATTTAAGCCTTCTATATAATCGGGTGCAAAGTCTTTACGCATGAATGCAATAACGTCTCGAACTTCCCGCGCCTTCATTCTCTCAAGCGTAACCGCGTCTTTTATTCCTTCGTCCAAAGCTCTTTCGTTTGCAGTAGGCATTATTTAAAAATCTCCCCTTCCAAGTCAAGCGCCATTTTTCTAAGCGCCATTATCAAAGCTTTTTTTTCTCGTGTAGTGTTGGCTAACTCACATAATTGTAAATAGCCTTCGCCGTTAATCATCACCATCGCATAAGGAAAACCGCATTTTGATAGCTCATCTGCGGCATCCTCTAAAAAATCATAGCTCAATTAAAACCCGCCTGTGCCAGGGAATACTGGCGTTGAACCTTCAACCTTTTCTTTTTCCTCTTCGGGATCAATAGCTCCGTCAATAATAGATCTGATTTGAGCCTCTTTTATAACCGTTTCGGGCGATAAGATACCAAGCTCTTTCATTCTCATAATGACATCCATGTCAGCGATTGAGCCGGCAACAGAGAAATCTTTGTAAACTGAAACCTTGAAGTCTTCGGGCAATTCAACGCCGAGCCATTCCGCCGCAAGTTCATAAGCTTTGGTTAAGCTTGATTCAATAACACAAGCCCAAACTTTAAGATCTGAATTTACTGAAGCCTCATTTACTACTACGCCCGTAGCAGTTGAATCTACTGAAGTCTTTAATTCGGGCTTGAGTCCTGTCAGCTCCATTTCGGTTTTAAGTTTATCAAGTGAAGCTTGGCCAGCGTTTATGCTTGTCCCGCTATACTCGACGACTTCAAAGCTTCCGCTTGGATCGCTTATTTCGATCACCTTATTAGCGCCTATTGAAATCTGATCGGCTTCGTCTCCGCTCATTCCCTTAGCGACATATACGCCAGTTCTCGCAAACCTAAGGATTGAGTCTTGGTCACTTTGTTCCTGGTAATACTTCAAATTTTGCTCTGCTAAGTTTAATAA